GGGCCACGCACCAGAAGACGTGGGCAACTGCCCAAGGGTCTGCAAAATAGCGTTAACTTCATCTACAGAAAGTGTAAGTTTAATTTCCATTTTTCCTCCTTAAACAGCAATCGCTCCTGCCATGTCTGGTTGAGCCATCACCCAAACATAGCATTTCTGCAAAAAAGCATCTCCGGTTTCGGCTTCGATAACATCAAGATCAACCATGTATCGACGCGAATCAACCTCTCGGACATTTTCATCCGCCGGATGCGTGGCATACCCAAGCACGTCCATTACCACCATGAATTTGGGGGTAGTCTGTCGAGTAACCATCAGTCTCGCAATGCGAAAGTAAGCCCCAGTGAATGGAATACCTACGTAGGAAGATTCAATATCCAGTTGGATAGCCATTAGAACGTCACCTCGCTTGTTTCGACTGTGCAGCACCATCGGATAGTTGTTGCGGCCTGCCCTGTTACTTCGATCTTGATTCCGCCATTGGTGGTGTCTGCCGTAACAGCCACTGTCCACGTTGATGCGCCTGCATCTGCGTAATTCGATGTAACTGTAGGAGTACCTACCATAGTTGTTGATGCTGCATTAGCGCCACGCTTGATGGCTCCTTCAATTACCCAGCCCTTTGTGTTTCCCGCTCCCGTCACGTTTGCGATGATGTTTCCGCGAAACGAATACGCAGAGTTATTTGGGAGAATAACTTGGTTGCTTGTTCCCGCTGCGGAGGAATTAGAACGAAGGACCGTGGCGGTTGCATCAGTTGTTTGAACCGCAAGAACAAGTCGCGCGGATTGAGACACACCAGCGGTCGCAGCAATCGGTTGACTACAGGCGGGAAAAACAGTGTATCCCTGAATACCTCGGGTTATACCGTATAACCCACCGAGAACGGCAGAGCCTGTAGCGTCAGCGGTGCTTCTGCTGCTAATGCAAACCGAATCCGTGCCGCTCGCGGTTGAAAAACTTCCGAGCGCTACTGCATACGCTCCGCTGGCCGATGCCCCAATGCCGACGCTTACAGAATGCGTGCCTGAAGCTCCAGCGCCATTAGTTACCGCAAAAGAATAATCTCCAGATGCGGTGCATCCCGCCCCAGCACTAAAAGATGACGCTCCGGAAGCCGTTCCGTTTGTTCCGCAACAAAATGAATACGCTCCAGATGCTGTACTGCCACTGCCGGAAGCAAAACTTCCGTCGCCACTTGCAGTGGTTCCGCTACCGAAGGCTGAAGAATAGGGTCCAGACGCTTTGTTGCTGGAATTAGCGGCAAACGAACCAACTCCACTCGCTACCTGATCCCTGCTTGTTCGAGTGGACTGAAAGTCTACTGCTCCCTGGCCTCGCGAGTCACCGCCGGTAGTTGAATTGTCCGGAATTTGAATGGAATATCCGCCATTATTTTCTACAAGAAAATACTGGGAATAATCAAACGCAGTTTGGTTTAGGGGTCTTGGCATCTTAGAAAAGCACCTGTGTCACGTTCAATGAGCAAACCCAGCGAATAGTTGTTGAGGCTTGTCCGGTCACGTTAATTGTTAAACATCCTAGCGTTGTGTTTGCGGAGATTGCTACCGTCCATGTAGACGCGCCAGCATCGGCATAATTTGAGGTTACGGTGGGCGTTCCAACTAACGCGGTTGATCCGGCAGTAGCCCCGCGCTTGATGACCCCTTCAATATCCCATTGCTTGGTATTTCCGCCCCCAGTGACATTCGCAATTATTTCGCCATAAAAAAACACAGCTGAATTATTTAACAGGGTTAGTGAATTACTTGCCGCCGCTGTTGTAGTGCTGTTAGATGTTAAAAGTGTGGTGGTAGCGTTAGTGGTTTCACGGCCTAAAACTAATCTCCCACTTTGACTTCGGCCAAGAGTATTAGAAATCGGCTCTACACTTGCTGGGAATACTGTGAATCCTTGGATGTTTAGCCCATTCCCCCTGTAGCCTCCAAAGACACCAGCATAAGCTCCGGTTCCAGTATCATGGGCGCGACCGATTGCTGGGGTATCTGTAGCTCGTCCGCTGGAACCATTCCCGAAAACTATTGCTGTAATTCCGCTTGCTGTATTACTAAATCCAGCGGCAATTGTGTCACTGCTAACCGTACAGGACTGACCCATTACAATAGATCTACTGCCGGTTCTTGTATTTGATGACCCAGATAAAAAACCTTCAGTTCCAGATCCGCTATTGTTTCCAAACCCTGCGGTAAAAATCTGTGTAGCAGTACCGGTATTAACGGCCCCCGCTCGAAAATTTTGATTTCCTGTCCCTACGTTACCTAACCCCATCACCGCTATATTGGTCGCGCTGGCGGTGTTGTTGACCCCGGCCAGAAAAGAATCGTTCCCAGACGCTATCTGACTAGAAGCCGCTCGCAGAGTCTGTAGATCGACCGCACGCTGCGCACGGTTTCCTCCGCCAGAAATCTGACCGTTTGGAAAATCAAGCGAGTATCCAGAACGGGCTAATGGGGTAATTCTGGAACGGATAAACTGCGGCAATCGGTACAAAAACGCCGCAGGAAATCGAGGGCGCGGCATTTTAGTAGTCGCCGCCTATGGCGTTTACAGCGAATGCAATGTTTGTTCCGCCAGCAGCCACTGTAGTTCCGGCATAAATTCTGTAACCAGCTGGAAGATTCAAACCCCCAACCGGGAGTGACAACGTATTCACAGTAAGAGCAGTGGTGCCTAGTGCTGTTACGGCCACCGCGCCCATCGCCACTTCGCCAAGGAAAATGTTATTTCCAGCAGTGGTGTTTGCCGATCCGTTGTTCATCCAGAATCGAATGAGGGACGCAGCGGAGGTTCCCGATGCCGTTGCGCCATTAGTTGACGCATAACGACAAGTAATCTGGTCTACACGAGACCCATTTGCTCCTGCTGTGAAAATAAGCGCCATGGCAGTGCCCGTTGCCTGAGTTCCGTCGAACGCTGACGTATTCGTCATGGCGGTCGAAAGAAGAGCGTTGAGCGCGCCTACGTTAGGGGTTTGTGTGAAAACCGGAGTTGCTGTTACTGGCACTTAAAAACCTCCAAAACTGTTTGCAAGAAAAATATCACTTCCTACGGAAGATCCGCCTCCGCCTCCGCCTCCGCTTTGAGCGACCCAAGACGTAACTCCAGCCCCATTGGTGGAAAGAACGTATCCATTGGTTCCGGCAGATGTAGGCAGCGTAAGGGTCCAAGTGCCAGCAACTGCGGCAGGAGTAATTGTAACAGTTCCAGAAGTGGAGCCTGTGCAAGCTAGCGCTCCAGTGGTAGAGCCAGATACCCCTAGCGTTAAAGTAGTTCCTGAAAGCGACATGCGTTGGGATGCCCCAGATGCTCCTGGTCCAGTCCACCAACTAAAAGCGCCCTGTACACCTGACGATCCCCAAACAAGAAACCTCATGTTTCCGCCGGTAAAGTCCATCGTTCCAGCAGATGTTTGATTAGCGGTAGTAATAGCAGAGACGCGTACCGCACCATTTACATTGAGCGCTTGATCGCCAGTCGTCGCTCCTACAAAGGTGTTGCCGGCAAAATAATTTTGCGCGGTTCCAGCTGCGTAGAAATTCCAACGATTGGATGCTGCTGCAATATTGGAATAAAAGCCAACATTGTACGTGGCGTCAGTAATTGAGGACTCTGCAAAAAATCCGTACTGATTCGTGATTGTGGAACTTGCGCCTTTAGCCTGGGGGTTCACGTAAAAGTGAATAAGATTACTGAGGGTAAAAGTTGCGTCCTGCGTAATCGGGCGACTCATCACCCCGCGAAAACTGCTCGTTACTGAGCTTCCGATAGTCGCGTCGATAATTTGAGCATTGGAAAAAGCTGCGTGATTTATTGTCCCCGCAATTCGTAACGGATCACCTGTTGTGGTCGCCCCAATCCCAAGAGGACCTGCCATGTAATTTGGCGCAGTCCCAGAAATCCACAAATTCCAACGATTTGTGCCGCTGGCAATCGCTGAATTTATCCCGTAATTATTAGTAGCCCCCGTCAGATTGCTTGCAACAGAAATGCCCCATTGATTTGTAACAGTAGAAGCGGCATCAATAGTGTTTTGCCCTGCAAAAAAATGAAAAAGGTTCGGAAGGGTAAACGTAGCCGCCGCCGTCGAAGGAAAAGTTCCTACGACAATAGCTTGCGTGGTTACGTCACTTTGAATCTGCCCCCGGGCTCTAATTGAAAATGCAGTGGTAGACCCCGTGAGGTTTTTTGTGACGGTCAGTGTCTGTCCAGCCGGCGCTGTAGTTGTTCCAATAACAAGCGAGCCTTCATTACTGAAAACAACCGGAGTTGAATCAGGGCTGGTATCGTCTTCTATCAAAAGGGCATGGCCTGACCCAGTTTGTGTAATTGTCAGGGCTGGAGTTGAGGCAGTGTTAACGCTTATCGACACGGGAGACGTGCCTACAAGCTCAACTTTGTCCGTGTTGAGGTTGGTAAAGTTACTATCGACCTCGTTGTGGGTAAGAGGGGAACCTTTTCCAGCCCTTGTTACAATCGTCGCCATTACGGTTACCCTCTATTACCTGATCAATACCCCCTATCAAGTATAGGCAGGGGCTTAAGCAATTCTGATAATCGCGTCAGTAGCGGTAGGGGATGGAAATTGAATTACGAAACTTCCCGACGTAACCGATTTAGTGCCACTAAAAGTAAGCACACATACCGCTCGATTGCTCGACGAAGTGTTATAGATCAAGGCCCCATCCGCACTAAAAGTAGCCGATGTCCATGTGGGGTCATTACTGAAATCGGTGAGGGCGGTAGTGGTGGATGAAGTTGGGGTGACATTCGTAAGCGCAACACCGCCCGCGGTGTATCCAGTACCGGAGGTTTCGTCGGAAGCTCCGGTCAGGTTGGAGTAGTTGGTGGTGGCTGCGCCGTAGTCTCCGGTAGGAGACGCCTTAATCAAGGCGATCTTGAAAGCGTTTCCGGTAGAGGCTGTGAAATTGTGTGTCGCGGTCATCAACTCGACCTTGAACGACGTGCACATTGCGTTTGCGACTGATCCCATCTGGGTTCTCCTATTCGATGTCGACTATTCTGTCGGCAATTTGTGTAAATCCCTCTTTGCGAAGAAGGTTTGAAACTGCAATCCTCTCCGAATGAGCGGATCGCTTCATGTAGAACAGGAGGATTGCGCGCAAATTGTCCTTGAACGCAAGAGCCTGTTCTCGCAAGGGCATTGGAGCCTCTTGTGAGATGCTGATAATTCGGTCCAACGCCATGTTGGCAAGCTCCTCGGCATTCAAATCACGACCATTGGTCGTTACGACCGATGCAGTTCCTACCAAAACGCTAGATGATTCGCCAATCACGGTTTCCCCCTCCGATTATGGTCCTGGACTATCACTCTTAAGATAGAGACGGGTCATTCCGTCTCTGTATTCGTCGCGTCGACGACGTCCCTGCTGCTCAAGGCCGAGGCCCTGTAGCGCCTGGGTGTAACTCTTCTCAAAAAACTCCAGCATTTCTCTAGGGCCCTTGGTGTAGCTGTACGCCTGCACCAAACAAGCGTAGAAAAGGGCTTCCGGAGCGTTGGTGCTGATCCAAGTGGTCGGATTAGCCGAAGAAAGCTGCGCGGGACGCGAAATGTACCCCAATTCTACGGTAAAACCAGCGTTGGGGGTCGGAGCTACGTAAAAAGTGTTCTGATCCCAGGTGCTGTAGTACTTGGGAGTCCCGGTACTGGCCCCGTTCGGCCAGTATTCCTTCATGAAAGAGGTGTCTCTGTAGTCAAGGAATACTTGATCGCTGCCGTTGGTCACCATCAGGTAGCGATGGGTCAGGATATCTGACGGAGTAGACAGGAATTTGTTGCCCGAAGTCAGGTTTCCAGTCACTTCGACCTTAAAAACGTCCAGATCAATGTCCCGCAGGATGCGGTTTTCGGCAAAAGTGATGAACGTATTCACGACCGCGTTGGTGAAAACGTTCGCATCGACCTCAGTGTAGTTCCTGACGTTGGTTACAAGCTCGTCATAGGTCATGAAATCACCACCGTGATTGTTCCAACAGACCCTCGGGCCGCGATAGGTTGCGCTTCAGCAAGGGGCTGCATGTTGTTTCCGTTGTACGCGCTCCCGACGCTCTGGAAAAGCGAGTCGCCGGGCGTTCCAACGTACACTGTGACCGGTTCAATGCGGTCTGGACGAGGCTGGTAAAGGGCGATTGCGTCCCCTCGATACTTCAGCGGCTCAAGCTGAGGCTCTTTTGGCTCGTAATCTTCCGGACAAACCTTAAATCCGCGCCAATTTTTCCGCAAAACGTTGTACGGATAGCGTTGTCCGCAGTAATCACACAGGCCATACGAGAATTTTCCGGTTGCGTAAGCCACTAGACCCCCATGTCAGGCACCAAGTGTAGGCTTGCGGTGTCTCGATCCTCGTCTGCTGCGCGTTTGAAGTCCTCTTCGTAATACGCTTTGAGGGCTTCAACCCGCTCAGGAGCGTACTTGAGGGCAAGTTGATAGGACAATCCGGACACCAAGCACGGCAAAAACCTGAAATTGACGTCAGAAGTGTTGGTATACACCCCCGCATCTTGGATCCTGCGTATCCTATAGTACACAAACGTGTAGGTATTTGCGCTGGAGGCGGGGTACAGGAACACTTTGAAGGTGTTTGCGCGCTGCACATAGTACTGCGCGGGCCTTGCTTGGGTGGTTTTGTCCGGAATGTTGAGGTATTCCTCGCGTCCGATACGGTCAATCGTAATATCGGAGGAAGGGGACGTCGAAGAATCCCTAATAACCGCCGACAATACGTTTACCGTGTCGTTTGCCAAGGTGATTTCGTTCGTTCCCTGGCTCAAGGCATACGTGGCTTGCTCAATGGTCCATAGATTGAGACCTCGATTGGCCCAATCAAGGAAGATGAGGTTGAGAGACCGACGAGCGGAGTTGAGCTGGTAGCCATTGGTTACCCGCATTCCGCAACGCTCAAACGCTTCTTCGACAATGTCGTCGATCTGAAGCGTGAAATCGGTCGTCCCAGAGGTCGCCATTTAGCACATCCCGCCTTTTTTCATGCCCATAGCCATGCGCTTGCGGGGGCTGATCATCATGCCGCCTCCGGCCTTGCAAGCATAGCCGCCTTTTCGCATCATGATCGGGCCGGTCTTCTTGCTGGTGGCCTTGATCGTTTTAGCCTTGCCGCCGCCACGAGTGGCGCATCCCATTCCTCGTGCCATGTTTATCTCCTTCCGGGAACCATTGGTTCAAAGGGAAGACGACGAGGTTTTTTCTTCGTGGTCTTCACCTTGGTGTTTTTAATCTCTCTAGTCATCCAAGGCAGCATGTCCTTGGTGACGCCTTCCGCTGAACTGTTGGGCTTCTTTCCAATAATTTCCTTGCTCATCCAAGGCAGCATGTCCTTGGTAACACCTTCAGCGGAACTATTAGGCTTTTTACCCAGTTCCTTGCTCATCCAAGGCAGCATGTCCTTGGTAACACCTTCCTTGGGGCTTCCTTCCGCATACTTTCGCACCGCGGGCATGCAGCATCCTCCACCTTGAGTGGCTGCGCCCATTCCGCGCTGGCCTTTCGCAGACTTTTTCATCATTTGTTCCTTATCTCGTCTAACTTGACCTCAAGGCGATTGAAGCGATTGTCGACATGTTCTACCAACCGCTCCATGTCCGCTTTTACTTCCGCGCGGGTAATGTGGTCTCGGGCCATTTCTTCCCGGGTCTTGTTTAACAAGACCCCTATGCGCCCCAGTTCAGACACTTTCTCCTTAAACATAAAACCCATCATCGCAACCAGCGCGGTCAAAACGACGTTCCAGATCATCAGTTCCATGGTTTAGCATTTCCATCGTTTTCTGGCCTGCCGAAGCCGACTGTTAGGGTCGTTGGCTGCCGCTGGAAACTGTTTCATTTGCCCGGCAGAACGCGCACAAAACGACTTGCGTCGTTTCGCACGGGTTCCGGTTGGGTTGTCTTCCGTGACGGCGGTCTGGAGTTTGCTGCCAGGATTTGCACGACGATAGGCTGCAACGCCTTTTTTCGTCATGCCTGCTCCGGACTTTGTGGCCCTGAAATTGCCTGACTTCACTGAGGTTTTGATTCCCATGCCCCGAGAACGAGCCATGAGACCTCCTATGCCGCTGCGCCACCCACAAACAACAGGGTAACCGTAGTGATTTCGGCACTGCTGAGTGTGATGTGGATCCCGTTTTCAAACAAAATGCCATTATCAGGAATAATCATATCCTGAGACCCAGCCGCAGCCGGGCTGGTAATGGCAAATTTTGTGGTTCCGCCAGACCCTCCGCTCCTGAGCGTAATGGTCGCGGGGGTCGCGGTGTGCGTGAAGTAGACGCCGGCCAAGCGTGTTCGCCCGTTTACAGCATCTCCAGTGGCCGTTTTACGGACGGCCTGGATGTCGCTAGCGAAGCTCATAGTGAGCCTCCTTAAACGGTCGCGCTAAACGGCGTGGCTTCAGTTCCAGTAGCCTGGGAGAAGACCTGCACGGCGTACAGATTAGCCGCGACGTCAACCAGACGAACGGTGTCCCCCTTCAAGCCGCCAAGGGTGTTACCGTTGAAGGTCACGGTGTCATCCGAAGCGCCGGTCTTGTACCCAAGGACCGCAGCAGAGTTGTCCGAGATCACATAAGCCGAGCCAGTCATGGTGTCGCTGGCGTTGGCGACCTTAATGGTCGTCGTGTTGCTGGTGATGGAAGTTCCGATCACAAATTCATAAATGGTTCCACTGCCGCTCGCGGCGGGCAGCGTAACAGCGATGCCTGCGGCACGATTCAAGGTGGTTGCCCGTCCGCCATGCGTGGCCCGAGTAACAGCCAAAGTAGAGGAGGTCACATTTACGGGGGCAGTCGCGGTGACCGCTCCGGTCACGTTGCCCACAAAACCGTTGGTGGAAGTAACTGGACCGGAAAAAGTAGTCGAAGCCATGGTAATTCCTCGTGTTGTAGCACTTCCGATGCCGTCTCTACAAAGTCTGCTAGGTCAGTCGGCAACGGTAAAACCCTAGATGTACGGGAGCATAGACGAAAAAAGGGGGCTGTTGAAGCCCCCTTTTTCGTAGGTTCAAAGACGCGGATTAGGCCCCGCCGGGAGAACCAAAGATGCCTCGCGGATCGCTGAAGCCGAAGCTGTAGCGTTCACGGGCCTTGTAGCGAACGTTGCCGGTGTCGAAGTCGCCTTCAAAGCCGGTCTTGATCGCCACGCGCTGGAACATCTTCATGCCGTTGGGGGCATCAGTCTTGATGAACCACGCATCGGGGTCAGTCAGGTAATGATTGACCGTATAGCCCTGCGGAATCATGCCCATGTTACGGATAGCGTTGATGTCGTTATCCGCAGTACCCACCCGAAGAGTAGACTTCAGGATACGGTCGGCGGTGAACTGCAGTTCCTTCGGAATCAGAAGCTTCAGGCCCTGAACAGCAATCTTGAGGCCGCGTTCGTCAGTAAACGCCGCGATATCAATCAGTGCCTGTTCCAGCGAAGTTTCCGAAAGGTCGGCGGAGGTTTCCAGTTCATTGCGAAGATCCGGGCCCGCAAGAGTCGGATGGTCAGTCGCGCAGAG